AATAGTTTGATTGTTTTATTATTTATACTGTAGAATGAAATTCGAAGTACCAAAACCTATGAGAAAGAAACGAACAGAAAAACAACAAGAATTTTTCATAAATGCTTGTGAAGATAACTACGGGGCGAAAGAGTTTTTACAAAAAGAAACTACATTATCAAAAGAAGAGTTTAGAGTGATAATACATAACATTATATTTAATGCAGTAAAATATGTAGAATAAACGTACATTATAGTCAGAAAGTTTTACTTTTTTTAAAGACTACCCATGAAACAAAAGATAGAAGACCACCAAAACATCCAAACATATGTTAACACTATAAAAGAGATAGCAGATACAGCAATAAGAGATAAGAAGACCCCAGCTCAACTCAAGAGAGAGATCGAATGATTGTGCTTACTATGCTTCAAACCTCCCGAAGAGGTTGCTGAGTGCGATATGTGTCTAGGAAATACGTTTACAAAACAAGAGATCAAAGACAACCTATGAAGTGAGTATGTGTTCTTTGAGGGGTAGAACAAACATAGAACGTGTCAGGAAAAGAATTTTTTAAAACTATCTCTTGACAATAGATACTACATAACTATATAAACAACTAAATATGTTTATTTACACACATACCATATGTGAAGAAGACTAAAACCTCCTAAAGTAGATATAGAAGAATATCACGCTAAGATATGTATGTCTCTTATCCTAGAATTCAGAGACTACAATACTAATCCATTTGATGAAGAGATAAGATTGTCAGATTTTCACTTGCAACAGTTCCGAGATTATATACAATCTAAGATAATAACAGAGATATAACTTTTTAATTCATAATTACATATCATGAAAACATCTAAAGTAATCCATTTCGACAAACTAGTATCACTTCTCTTAGAAAGAAAAGAAAATCATATCCTCGCCATTGTAAATGGTGTACAGTTCATCTATTCAGATGGTATACTCCATGAAGAGCAAGACACTCTAACAGTAAAACAAGCTAAAGAGATAGAAGCAAAGTATAAGAAAAATGAAGAGTGACAATTCTCTCCAGAAGACATCGAAGCTATTCAAGAAGAAGTCAAAACATATACAGTAAGAAAACCAGTTACTCTTCTTATCGGAGATACTAATGCTTTAGAATACATTAATTGACTAAATATTTATCTTACAGACTAATATGAAAAAGTGAGATACAAGTGCAAAGATGCCATGATCTAAACTTACAAGAAAGCAAAAAGCTTTTGCTGACGAGTATCTAAAGACAGGGAATGGCACACAATCAGCAATAAAGACATATAAAATAACATCAAAAAATAAGCTCTGAACTGCAGCATCCCTAGCAAATCAGAACTTAAAAAAAGTTGATGTACTACAATACATTAAAGATAATGCAAGTATCGCTGCAAGTGTAATTATGGAGTTGGTACAAAATGAAGAAACTCCTGCAGCAGTTAGATTAGGGGCATCTAAAGATGTATTGGATCGTGCATGATACAAACCAATTGAAAGAACTCAGGATGTTAACTTTAATATCAATGTGGAGAGTATGAGCACTGATGAATTATTACAACTAATAAAACAAAAATAGATTGTATTTTATAAAAAATCATTATACTATCTATATATAGAACAACCCAAAAGGACTCTATGATAATTTATTTATTATAGAAAACTATGAGTACACTTGTAGAGTTAAGAACGCTAACTAGAAACGCATACTCTAAGATAGATCCTAATGCTAAGGTATGGGATGCAAATACTCTTGATCATTATATCAATGAAGCGTATAGGAAAATCCAAAGAGATGTATGATTTGACATACCAGAGTGTCAGGATAGTGTTGATCTAGTAACGGTTAGCGGTACAACAGAATATGATAGACCTAGTGACTTCCAAAAAGTTATGGGGTTTTTTCAGGATTGATACGAATTAACAAGAATTACAAAGGAGTATTTCTTAAGAAGTAGATCCACCGAGAGTAAGCCATGTAGTTATTATATGTACGGTGGTAAGATCGGATTCTATCCAACACCTGACAACACCTATACTATAACTATGACATATAACAAAACATTACCGAAACTAACAGATACTGTAGATAGTGAGCTACCAGAGGATTACGATGATGCTATAGCATCATATGCTTGTTATCTTATGATGATAAGTGTAGAGAAGCAAGCGAAAGCTAATATGGCTTTATCTTTGTATATGGAAAGAATAAACGAATTATATTGACAATATATAAATGATGATTACTGAATAAGTTTTGGAATACAAAGAAACGTAGACAGAGTGAGAGACGATAGTTTATAATATAATGTACCTATGGCAGTAAGACCTATCAGCATAAAAAGATTTGATTGATGATTGAACCTATCAACAACAAGTGATATAGGTGACAATCAGTTTTCTGTATGCAAAAATATGTTTTACAACCAAAGATGACAACTCCAGACAAGGTATGGTATTCAATACTTTGGTAATGCAGTATGATCATCGAAGCCAGTCAGTTCATACTTCTTTTTTCAGAGAGACGATACAGGAGCTACAACAGCTCTTTGTGCAAGTGGTACTAATATGTATAAATACGATGAGTGAACAAGTAACCGAACAAGTATAAAGAGTGGACTCTCAGAGTTCGAGACTGCAACAGGTAAAACAACCCGAAGGACAAGGCGAGACTATGCCGTCTATAAGAATGTAATCTATCTTACTAACTGAGTCAATAGTTATGCTAGTTATGATGGTACTACTTACACCCAATATGGTTCACAACCGAAGTATAGATATATAAATATGAATACTGATAGATTGTTTGGTGCTTGAGAAGACCTAAACCCTAATACTCTCTACTATAGTAATGCAGCACCTCTTGACTGATCAGTAGTGGATACTAATGTAGTAGTTGTATGAGGAGACGAGCTTGGTAGGATTAACTGACTCAATGAGTTATGAAATATCATATTAGTAGCAAAATCAAACAAAATATATAGTGTCGATGTAGCAAACGAGAGGGCAGAACCAATAGATGCTCAAACAGGTTGATATAGTGACAGAAGCATAGCTAATGTAGGTAACTCGCTTGTATATCTAACAGAAAGATGAGTCGATACATTAAAGCCTAGACAATCACTAGCTTGAGCAAGTGCATTAGAGAGTAACTCACTAGATGAAGATGTAAGGGAACTCACAACAAAGATAGAAGAGCTAAATCTTAATGCTAATTGTTGATGGTATATCAAGAGACTTGGGAACTATTATATATCATTTGATACTAATGGTGATGATATTCCTGATACTACATTAGTATATAACTCTAATACAAAAGCACGAACACAATATATCTATCCTAATACATACGATTATTGATTCTATATAACAAGTACGTGAGAATATAAATATCTTATAGCTAGTGCAACAGAAGATAGGTTGTATGAAATAGAGAGTTGATTTGATGATCTAGGAGAGACTATAGACCACCATATAAAAAGTAAAGATTTTGATTTCTGAGAGCCTTGAACATTTAAGACTTATGAATATATAGACCTTATAGGTAAGAAAAGTAAAAACCTAGATATAGAAGTAAATATAGAGGTAGACTGAGTTGTTATTGGTTGATGACTTATAACTGACAACATGATTACAGAGACCAAACCATCTGAAACATTATGAGTAAATCCAATAGGTATAGAAACACTAACTTGATCACTAGATGATGAAGATTGAGTAGATATATATTCATACGTAGCTAGAATACCATTTTACTCTACAGGTTCTACAATCAACTTTGAGATGAAGAGTAGTGGCTGATCTTGGACAATAGATAGCGCAAGAATTATGGTAAACTCGCAATCTATAGAAGTATTTAGATACGCAAACATCGTTTAATTTATAATATAAACTCATGGCAAACCTAACAACAATACCAGCTATAGACTGATTCGAAACCACATTATCTTCTTCATGGAATGGTGCAGTATGATCTGTATCAGTCAATGATGTCCCATCTTGAACTATAGAAAGTTGAGAGACTTCTTATATAGTAGTAAATCCATGAAAGATTAATATGCAAGTAGCACAGATAGACTGATGGAACAGTTGATCTAAGACCTTTAATGTAACTAACATAGTAGTAGAGAAAGGTAACTGAGTAAATTATACCGCACAAACTCATGCAGCAAATAGTGTTGTTAGATTTTCTAATAACTACGCTTTTTGGAAAGACATAAGAACAGCGGTAAATAGCAAGGCTGGTACTGACACAAATAATACTTGGACAGGCACACAAACATTTGACAAAGTTGTTGCTACAGGATATATAAAAGATGCAGAATATGCTGATGCTACAGCAAGAGATGCTGCAATCCCTACACCATCAAATGGTATGAGAATATATAATACATGAGTATGACTCTTCCAAAAATATCAAGCATGAGCTTGGGTAGATGATACAGGTTGAGCAAGCACTCCAAATGCAAGCGAAACAGTAGCTGGTAAAGTAGAGAAAGCAACACAATGAGAAGCTAACGCTTGAACATCAACAGGATGAACAGGAGCAGAGTTATTTGTATGACCAGCAGAACTTAAAGTAATTACTGATTGATTGGTAACTCCAGATGCGAGTGAGACGGTAAAAGGTAAAGTAGAACTAGCGACTGTCGCTGAAACTGTAACTGGTACCGACACAACAAGAGCAGTAACACCTGCTTGAGTAGCTGCAGCATTAGTTTGAGAATATAACATCATACTGGATTTCCAGCCTATATGAAATTCAGGTACTATACTATGATGAACACAAACCTCAACATCGACACTAAGTACAAATAGTATGCTTTGAAAATTTTCTTTTTCATCAGGTGCTGCATCTAATAGAGAGATATACACAGAGATGCCTGTGTTAGTTAGCTGATGACTTTATATAGCAGTTCTACAACGATCTAATATTTCGAAGATAGAATTTGAATGATATATAGCTGCTTCTGCGAGATTTGGAATATGATTTTGAACATCAACAGCATGAGCGTTTGCTACTACTGCAAGTACACAAAGAAAGGTACTTATAAGTAAAACATGAGCTACAAATGCCTATGTAAATATAAATACATCGGATTGAACTACTTGTACACAATGAGCAAACTGTAATATGGCAGCAGGTCACGCATTAGCAAATAAATATAGACTTGTATATGACGTGACTTGAGCTAGTGTCCAACTTTTTGTAAATGGTACATTAGCAAATACAAAAACAACTAATCTACCAACATGAGCAAATGATGTATATTTCTGATTCTGAATAGAAGATGCTAATAATGCTATGTGATTATCTTGATGTAAAATAAAGATTAAATACATATAATTTAACCCCTAACATAATCCTATGGCAATAACACTAAAATGACGTACTATAAACTTGAAGCCTAAGAATGCAATGGCAACAAAACCTGTAGTCAATCCTGTAGCGACACCAGCTCCAGTAGTTTCTCCAGTAGTACAACAATCAACACCTACACCATATACTCCTTGAACGAGTATAGACGGTAGAGCTGTTAGTACTAATAGTGGTAATCCTTATATTGCTTATAGTCAAAGGAATAAACCAACAGTAGCTACTGCACAACAGCCTGTTATTTCTAAAACTACTAATAATTCTCTTGTGTATGATCCTAACGATCCAGAAGATTACTTAATGAAGTTGCAAGCAAGAGGTGTTACAGGGAAAACGCCAACAGAGCAAGAGTATTATCAAGCGTTACAAGCACAGAAGGCTTTACAATCGAGGCAAACAAATTCTGCTAATCCTTTACAATCTCAGATGGATGAGCTTCTTAGACAACAACAAGAACAAAGAGGACTAGAGTCTGGTAGAGATGTGAGTGAGCTAGATGCTTATAGAAAACAGTTAGACCAACAATACGGGGTACAAAGAGATGAATTATTAGCTAGTGGAGAAAGACAGAGAACGGCTGCACAAAATGTATACAGTTTCTCCTGATTTTGAAGAAGTAGTGCTGCAGCTAATAAGATGGTAGATATTCAACAATGAGTAGACTCATCTATAGCATCACTAAATGCAGCAAAAGAAGCAGCAATTGCAGCTAAGAAAGCAGAGTTAGAGTGAGCTGATAGCGAGACATTATCAGCATTAAATAGTAGAGTACAACAATACCAAGATGCAGCGAATAAACGACAGATAGACTCACTACAAAAGACAGCAGAGGCAAACCAAACAAGTTGAGCAAGTTATATAGAAAGTCTTAATAATCTAATAACAACAGCATCTAAAAATGGGATGGATATAGGTAACCCAGAAGATATCCAAATCTATGCGCAAATGGCAAGAAATCCTGATGGAAGTATCAATGAAGAGTTCGTCTGAGCATTACCTGAGTGAATGCAAGCTATCATAAGAACAGCTAATATCCAACAATCAAAAGATGCACCTAAGATAGAAAACTTCGGTACAACTAAATCTCCAAGATATATGCAACGAGATGGAGCAAAACGAGTATCTGTATCATGAGCAGGTGGTTGAGGTATGTGATGAGGTGGTTGAGCATGAGGAGGTTGAGGTTATAGTTGAGCAGGAATCTGAGGATGAGTTGCATCATCATTGTCTTGAGATGCTGTATTATGACAATGAAATGCTACAGACTTAATTGATTATAATGTAAGATTTAAAAATCAATGACAAGCTGATGCTTTTTGATATGCTACTAGGATGATAGAAGCAAGCGATATATTTAATAAAAATGAAGAATATATAGCATGATTATCGAAATGAGAGCTTATAAAGCAGAATATAGTATGAGAACTACCATATTGATCATCATTACAAAGCCAAGAAATGCAATCTCAAAGACAAGCAGAACAGAACTTTATTAATTCTATATTGAGAAAGGAGTCTTGAGCTGCGATAGCGAAATCAGAGTATGCGAATGCACAAAGACAATACTTCCCACAACCTTGAGATACTGCTGCTACATTAGAACAAAAAAGAAAAAACAGACTAACAGCAATAAAATGAGTTACTGCTGCAACAGCTAATCAAAAAGCGTTAAACCCAGCGATAGCTAAAATCTCACAGAAAACAACACCATCTACAAACACAAATACAACTCCCATTAAATGAACTACTGGTGTATCAAAATATAAAGCAAGAAAGATATAATTTATCCTTACTATAACTAATGGTAGCAATAAGCCCTAAAGCATATAACCCACTCAAAGACATAGCACCAAAAGCACCAGTCAAGCTCAAAAGCAAATTGAGCTTTTCTAGTGTTACACCAAGTCCTACTACTTTTGATCCACTTGCACAAGCTAAGATAGGGACTAAGGCTTCTAATACTTATAACTTAGCACCTACTGGAACATCTATACAATCTCCAAAAGCTATTGCATGACAGTTACAGAAAACAAAGGATGTAGAGACACAAAAGATAGTGAAACAAGATAATATCATCGGAGAGTTATGAGCTACAGTATTAGAAAACCCTAATGCTGATCCTGAAAAGCTTAGGGCTGCTTTTCCTGAATTATCGAATTTAGATAAAGATGTGATTTGAGAATTATGAGCTACTATATTAGAGAATCCCAATGTAACTCCTGAGCAATTGAGAAAGGCTTTCCCTGAATTAGATAGTAACTATAAAGCGCCTACAGAAAGTAAATGAAACGTTATAAGTAATGTATTATGATGAGCATTAAGATCTGCTGTTGATTTACCACAAACAATATCAGAGATGTGATTGCTTGATAGACCTGCAGAGTATTTGGCTTGAAAGATAGTATGAGAAGATAAGATACAATCATATAAAGAGAAATGAGGGAAACCATTCTCACAAGTAGCAAAAGAAAACGTTATTTGAGATCCTACAAGTAATCTATACCAATGAACTAGAGTTGCTTGAGATGCTATACAGATAGGAACAAGTGTAGCGTGAGCATTAAAATCAGCAAGTAAAAAATGATTAAAAGAGGGTGTGTTAAATATCTTGAAAGAAAGTGATACAGTATGATCCAAGAGAGCAGCACTATCAAGATGATGATTATCCACTCAATGAAAATTATCAAAACGATGGTCTTGATCAAAGGATATAGTAAAACCTAGTCAAAGGACATTAGATGCGACTGATGAAATAGTAAGATCAATAAAATGAGCTAGTAAAGAACCACAAAAACTATTTTCCCAAGTAAGTGAGAAAATATCTAGTATATGATCCAATCTTGAATGAAAATTAAAGACAATATGAATAAAATGATCTAATATGACAACTTCTAATCTAAAAAACAAACTTGCTGATTTATCAACTGAGATTAAGGATATATCACCAGCTATGTGAAAAAGATTACAGGTATTATCTAAGAATATAACAAATGCAGAAACGGCAGATGATTTCTGGAAATCATTACAGCAATTAGATGATCTAGTACCTGATAGCGTAAAAAAATGAATAGACCTATCATGAAAAGATCAATATATCTACGATGCTTGGAGAGCAGCAAGATCAGAAGGTAATGATGTACTTGCTAAGATAGCCGATAATATACCTGATACAGAAGTCAAGAAAGCATTTAAATCTATGTCTAATTTGTATCATGCTAAATGACAGATTAGCGAAAATATATGAAGACTAACACCTAAGGTTACATGAATGAAGACTAAACTAGCAAGGTTTGCTAAGAACGCTGCATTGATATGATGATGATGATATATAGCAGGGAAAGTATGACTTTGAAATAAATGATCTTCTTTCTCACAAGAATAGTTTTATTTATTATTATAAGATGGACTACATAATATTTGGTATAGTATGAGCTTGTATAATAGAACTTTTTAGAACAGATAATAATACAGAAGAATAAACCTTTATCTAAGAATAATCCTATGGGAACTCTTGAAACAAAATGACTAAAAGAATTAGCTATCAGACATATGGAATCACAGACTGTCCCACAGAGGGAGAGTCTTTATGAATTCCTCAAATACTTCTGGCTTCATGAAAAGAGAGCATCACTAGACGAGAACTGGCATATAAAGCTTATTTGTGAGAAGCTAGAGAAAGTATACTCATGAGAGATTAAAAGACTCATAATAAATATACCACCTCGTAGCCTAAAAACAGAGGTAGTAAGTAAAGCTTTCCCTATATGGTGTCTATGACATGATCCATGGATAAAGTTCATGCTTATATCTTATGCAGCAGAACTTGCAGAGAAGAATAATAGTGGTGCTAGAGATATGTATTTGTCTGACACATACTTGACTGTATTCCCAAGAAGATCATCTTTAAGAGACGACCAAAACAATAAACAGCATCGAGAGACAGTACAGGGAGGACAAATGTACGCTAGTTGATCGACAGGTACTATTACTGGTATAGGTGCTGATATTATATTGATAGATGACCCACTCAAACCAAATGATGCAAATAGTGATGTAGTAAGGGTATGAGTAAATAACAATTACCATGAAACGCTAGAGAGTAGATTAAACAACAAAAAGGAAGGTGCGATCGTCGTTATTATGCAGAGATTGCATGACGATGATCTCTGTTGACACTTATTAGATATGAAAAGACAATGACTCTGAGATGATTGGGAGGAACTAATCATACCTGCTATTGCAGAGGTATCAGATGAGTATAGACAAACAGGGGAAAGCTTTTTCCCTACAAGATTCCCGTTAGATATTCTACACAAAATGAAATGATCTAATCCCATCATATTCTCTACACAGTACCAACAGAATCCAGTTAATAAAGATACACAAGAGTTTCATGAAGAGTGGTTTAGATATTATACTGAAGACCAAAGACCAAAGAATTTAAGAATATTTACAGCAGTAGATCCTGCATTCTCTAAGCAGAATACAGCAGATTACTCTTGTATTATGACAGCATGATTTGATGGTATGGATATGTATATCTTAGAATACACAGTAGGTAAATACAATCCTGCAGAGCTTATAGATAAGATAATGTATCATAATAGTAAACGACAGCCTGAAAAGATATGAGTAGAAGCGTTTCAAGCACAAACTATCATATGATTTAATCTAAAGGCAGAACTACAAAGAAAATGACAGTACGCAAATATAGAAGAGATAAGACAAACATGAGATAAAGAAACTAAACTAAGAAAACTTATACCACTCTATAGAAACTGACACATTTACCATAAGATAGGGATGGATGAGTTAGAATTTCAGCTCAAGAGGTTTCCAAGAGGTAAAAATGATGATATTATAGATGCAGAACAAATGCTATATTCTATGTATGAAATAGTACCAAATAATAGAGCATATAAAGACAATATAGAGATAAAGTATGACAATCAATGAAGACCTGTATTAGTTTGATTTGATGACGATGTAGATTATTACTAAAAATAGATTGCAAAATATAAAAAATCACTAATATAATTCTATTTACTAAGAGATACGCTATGATAAAAGCTAATCCAACGCTAGTACAACAACAAGAAGCAGTATTGCATGTCAATAATAGTTTTGACCAATATAAAAAACTACTTGATCCATATTATACAAGATTATTGTCAGTATATAAAGAGTTGAATACTTTTACACAGCCAAAGAGTGCTGATTGGTCAACAACCTTTAAGGTAAATAAAATGCACGAGGTATCGAATAAGATAACTCCTAGAATAGTGAGTAGAAACCCTAAGTGGATAGTAAGTATCAAGCCAGACATTGCATCATCTACTGAATGAGATGCTTGAGAGTTAGATATGCAAGCAAAAGCAATTAGAGATTTACTTTCTACTACATTTGATAAATATAATCTTCAAGAACCTGTTAAATTATGGGCAAAAGGTATGGTAAACTATTGACCATCTTTTGCAAAAGTGAAAACAAAGTATGATATCTCAAGATATATAGAGAAAGTAGATGAAGAAGAGACTTATATAGATGAAATGTGACAAGAGCAGGTAAGAAAGATAGATAAGAAAGTAAAAGAAAAAGTAGCTAATCAGTATGTAACTATAGAGCCTGTATCATGGACAGATATATATTATGATCCTAGATATGTTCTTTTTTCTGATATGCCTGCTATAATCCACGTTGTATCTTGAGTAAGATTATGAGATCTAAAAAGAAATAAGGGAGATTATATAAATATAGATCTTTTGGATGATGTTTGTAAGCTAGATAAAGCATCCTCAAGCTACAAAGAAAATATCCAATGAGTATTATGAATACAGATTATTGACACTCCTGATATAGATAAGAACAATCTTAGTGTAAAATTCTACTACTGACTATATGATCTAAAATGAGACGAAAGACTATATAAAATAGGTGTTGTTAACGGTCTTATTTGTATATGCTTTGAAGAGATAACACAGATCCCATTTGAGCAGATTAAATGTTTTGAAGATACAGAAACTAATTTGTCAGTATGATTCTTAGAGCCTATCTTAGGATTACAACAAGAGCTTAATTATAAAAAGAATAGTGCTAGTGAGTATATAAACCACTCACTTAATAGATCTTATATATGGAGTTTTAATAGTTGAATAAATCCAAAAAGATTAGTAAGCAAACCAAACAACATTATATCAACAACTAAAAGTGTTGAAGAAGCTATGAGAAACCTACAAGAAATACCACATAGGGATATAAACCCTTCATACTTCCAAGAACAGAATGATTTTGAAAGACAAATACAAGGACTTACATTTACTATAGATACTAATAACTCAGCAAATACACAAGGACTAACTAATACTGCTACTGGTATGAGAATAAAGTTCTTTGAATCTAATAGTGTAATAGATGCAGTAAGGAAAAACTTTGAGCAATGATTAACGAGACTAGCATATAAACTCTTAACAGAGATTGCAGAGAACACGGAAGACAATATCACTATAAAACAGTTAGAAGATGAGGGGTACTGGGAAATCAACAAAGCAGCTATAATGGATGCTTTGAATAAGTACGAAATCACCATAGAGACTGGAACAAGTTCATATGATACCTTAGAGAATAGAAGAGACGATGCAATAGCTAAGGGTAATATATGATTACAATACGCTTGAGCATGAGTTCCTGTAAATATGCAAGAGTTATTCAAAGACGTATTGGGTACTTTCGAATGAACAACACCTGATAAATATATACAAAAAAACATACCTATTCCATGACAGCAAGTATGATGAGGAGGTGGGATGATACCTAGTATGCCATGACAACCAAATAGTCCAGAACAAATAGTAGAAGCAGTAGCAAAATGAGACATAACAGCAGGCGTTTAATTCTTAAATAAATAATATGCTTATATATGACTTAATACAAGAAGAGAAATCAAAAAGACTATATATAAAAGATAAGGAAGAAGCAGTAAACTATTTTGAACAACAGAAATTATCAATTGAAGCAATAAAAGACACAAGATGATTTAAAGAGATTAGAGACTATTGGGTAAGGGTTGTATCAGCCTGTCACAATAGAATAAAAACAATAAAAACAGAAGACATTAAAAAGCTACAATGAGAATTAATAGCATGAGAAGAGTTCTTATCATTCCTAAACAATATACTGGCAGCAGAGTTGGATAAGGAAGAACAAGATATTTTATAACTTAATTTAATCACATGGAACAAGATGTAAACATCACTCCTGAAAACAACGGGGCAAGTAATGACACTCCACAAACATTTAACGTGAAAGTATGAACAGATGCTAACGGTAACCCTATTATGCAGGAAGTCACTCTTGACGAACTACAGAACGGATATCAAAGACAATCGGATTACACACGTAAAACGCAAGAATTAGCAAGAGAAAGGGAAATGCTACAAAGACAAGCTCCAGTACAAGAGCAAAACAATGATGATGTAGAGGTTGAAAAGTACGTATCTAGTATTGTTGAAAAACAAGTCGAGCAAAAGATAGCATGACTAACAAAACAACAACAAGACGAACAAACTCTTCAATCAGTATTGGCATCAAACCCTGATCTAAAACAATTCGAGTGAGCAATAAGAAAAATTGCAGCTACTGACAATTCGGCTATCGAAGACATCGTAGTAAAATATGGCTTCTCAAGTCATGACAAACTATCTAAAGCTAAACAGCGTGATATTGTAGGATGATCAAACAGACTTGAATCAGACAAAGCCAAACCAGTTTCGGAGTGGTCAAAGGATGATTGGGCGAAGTTTGAAGCACAAGCCAATAGATCGCAGTTTAGATAATTTATTTCTTTATTATTATTTATCAAATGGCAAACAACCTATCGGCTTCATTTCCAGAGATCCGAGCTGGAAAACAACAAACTGAATTCTTCAAGCAAAATGTAGCAATGAAGATCTGTAAATTTGAACAAGGTTTAGAAGGTAAAAAGTATGGAGATGCTCTTAACAGAACATATTCTTCTATGTCTACTGTACCAGATGCTTATGTAAGAGGTACAGCGATCAATATTCAAGATATCACAGACACAAACGAACAACTTCTTATCAATGCTGAATACGCACAAGGATTCTACGTTGACGAACATGATGATATGCAAAGTATGTATTCTGCAGCTCTTGAATATGGTAAGAAAACAGCTGAATACTTATCTAATCAGATTGATGCAATGGTATTAGGAGAAGCTCTTAATGCAGCATCTACTGTTACTGTAGGTACTCTAGCTACTACTAACATCGTTTCAGCTATAACAGGTGCTAACAAAGCTCTTGCTAAGAAAAACGTAATGTCTAAAGACAAGTATGCAGTTATCTCTCCTGAATTCGAAGAAATTCTTGTTCAGTATGTAGAAAACAAAGCTACAGTTAAAGGAGACCAAGTAGGTATGAATGGTTATATCCTTACATGGATGGGTTACGATTTCCACGTATCTAACCAACTTACATCTACTGCAGTATTAGCTATGGCTACTAATCCTACAGATAATGACACAATCACTATAGCTGGTCAAGTATTCACATTTGTATCATCTATCGGTACTACTGCTGGTAACGTATTGATTGGTGCTTCTGCTGATGCAACAAGAGCTAATCTTGCTACTCTTATTAATGCTGCTGGTACAACTACTGCTACAGGTGTTGCTATTACTGGTGACTCTTTGAAACTATTCAAAGCTAGAATCTCTGCAGTTAATGACAATACAGCTGATACAATCACTATTACTGGTAAAGGTCTTGGTGTATTGGATGTTGCTGAAACTCTAACAGCTGGAGCTGATATTTGGACTGCTGCTTCACAACTACAACATAATTTGTTTGGAGTGAAGGGTAACCCATACCTTATCGTACAAAGAATGCCTAAGGTTGCTGAAAGACAAGTACAAGACAAGATGGGGTCTAACTATCTTAATAGTGTATTGTTTGGATATAAAACATTTAGAGATAATTCATACGCTATGGTTGATATAACTATTAGATGTGATGCTTATAATGCTTAATATCTAACTATATAAATAGGGGGGAGCAATTCCCTCTATTGAATAGTTTTATATTTTATATATACCCATGAAATACACTTACATTTCAATTGATTGAAACATTAAAGAGACAGATGATGTAACATTAATACCTTCATTCTTAGAAAAGATTGATAATAGCTATTTTGAAAAAAGATCTTTTGTAAAAGAAGAAACAATAGTAGAAAAGAAACAAGAAGAACAAAAAACAGAAATAGATATAGCATTATTAGAAAAAGCAAGAGAGTATTGCAAAGAACAAAAGGTAAGAGGTTATTGATTACTTAAAGATCAAAAACTTATAGATACAGCAGTTGCAAATGGCTTTATATTATAATTATTATACATTATGTCAGTAATAGACTCATATAACACAACTTACGATGCAGTAAGTACAACAGTAGTAACAGGACAAACAAATAGAGATATGAAAGCAAACAATGCTACTCTTTTTGCAAATGTAGATCAAGCAAGATTCGTTAGGATAACAACAGACCAAACGGTAACTATTAGATTTAATAGTACAACTAATCCTTGAATAATTATGACAGCATCTGAAAGCCCTAGAAAGTTTACTAGAGCAGAAGAGGGACTAATTGTAACTAATATATACGTTACCAACGCTTCGTGATCTACTGCTAATATGAAATTTGAACTTTATCTATAATTATTCTCTATGCAAAAAGTTACAAGAGAGCTATACATATTGAATGGTAAAGAATATTCTCTTTCAGAAATAGACCAACTTCGTAATGAGTTTGTCTATTTATCTGAAACTGTAGAAAAACTATTAAATGATAAAGAAAGACTAGAATGAAGTAAAAAAGCATTAAATGATGAAATATCTACAATTAATAAAAATAAAGATATAGAGATAAATTCAAAAGAACAGTCATATTTGCAGATGTTTAATGATAAAAATAAGGAATTATCAGATAGACAATCTTTTGTTGAGTCAGAAGAAAAAAGATTAATTTGATTATTATCAGAGTATAATAAAATAAAAGAGCAAATTGATATAGATACAGTAGATATTATTTCTAAAAGAGAATCTTTTGAGAAAGAACATAAAGAATATATGTATAAACAATATAATATACAGAAAGAAAATGAAGAGAAAAGTAAGTCACTATTGTTAGAAAAAGAAGAAATAAAGGCATTAAAAAATTCTACCAATGAAACATTACAAGAGAACATAAAAACAATAGAATTGTATAATAAAGAAAAACAACAACGAGAAAAGGAAAAGAAATTATATTCTCAAGAATTAGAGGAATTAAAGAAAGTTAAAGAATATGTAAATACAGCATTATTAGAATTATCAAAAAAAGAAAATATTTTAAAGGATAAAGAAAAAGAGATAGAAAAAAGTTTAGAGACAGAAACAAAATTAAAAGAAGAAAACAAATCCTATTTGTCAGATATACCATCTAAGGAAATGGATTTAATGAAAAAGATAACAGAATTCCAAGAAGAGAAATATAAATTCTTCATGATAATGAAACAGAAATGAATAAAGAAAAACGATCTTGATCAATTAGAAAAAGATTTTAATACATAATATATATTATGGATAAAGAAACAGTAAGAATAGCGGTTAGTGATTGAGAAAATTGAAATCTTGTGTCAGTTATAGAAACTACTGATGATCCAACTATATTATGAATAGTTGTTTTAAATGCTGATTGATCAAATATATAATGGCAAAAGAAACAGTAAGAACAGCAATTACTGATTGAGAATGAAATAATAAACTTTTATCGGTAGTACAAAGCACCTCTGATCCTACAAAATATGGATTAGTTATTTGTAATCCTGACGGATCTCCTATATCATGATGAGGTTGAGGTTGAGACTGAGACAAGTGAGACATCACGGTCACCGCATCAGGTGCTACACGCACCATAGACAATAATGTAGTCACCAACGCCAAACTAGCTGATATGACTACCCAGACTTTCAAGGGAAGAATAGCAGCAGGGACATGAGATCCACAAGATCTAACTATTGCACAAGCGAAAACAATGCTTAACCTAGCAGGCACTAACTCAGGCGACCAGACTCTAGCATCTCTCCCTATTGATACCAACTTAGAGATGGGGGTATACGGTGTCAACTCTACCACGGTAGCATATGGGATATCGTCTAGTGGAGATCGGTATACACATACGCTCAATGCAGACGAGGAAAATCTTCTTGTACAGGCAATGAGTCTGATAATAGACCCTCGTGCCCCATGAGGGCAGGTTTTAGGTGGGGTTGAGCCACTTCCAACTATAGACTGAATAAACTGAGTACATCTATACATCAATTGTATCAACTACCCATTTGTGCTGGTAAACCAGTCATCATGATCGGGTTTCCGCTTCGTGAACCCCAACGCTGCAGATATCACACTAAACCCATGAGAAGGTATACACTACATATATAAAGAAGATACATGATGGGTGTGTATAGGAAGATCTGGATGAGACGTTGTATGACCAGCAAGTGCAACAGATGAAGCTATAGCTCGTTTTGATACTACAACTTGAAAACTATTAAAAGATAGTACAGTAAAGATAACTAATAACTGATCTATTATAATGCCTGAAAATAATAATCCAACTCCGTCAGCTAGTGGAGAGATGAAATTATTCACTCGTAGTATATCAGATAGATTGTTACCTGCGTTTATATGACCTAGTGGTTTAGATAGCACATTACAACCATTACTAGCTCGTAATAAAGTTTGATATTGGTGTCCTCCTTGAAATGCAACAACTGTTCCTTGAGTTTTATGATTTACTGCACCAACTTTTACCTCATTTACAGGTACTACAAGAAGTGTTACAACAACTAATCTATTTACTCGTATGAGAAGATTAGGCTATGTTACACCTGCACCAGCATGACAAGTTTGAAACTGGAGACAAAGTGTAGCTCAATATACTGTATGAGATTCTACAACAGGGTTATGATGATTTCATTATGTAATAAGGTTTGGTATCTCTGATGCATCTGCTGTAAGTGATGCTAGAATGTTTATGTGATTTAGAAATGTAGTAACTCCATCAAATGTAGAACCTAGTACTCTTACAGACTGTATTTGAATATGACATGGTGCTAGTGATACAAATATGAAACTGTTTTATTGAGGAAGTTCTGCACAAACACCAATAGACTTATGAGTAAATTTCCCATCTAATACAAGGAATGTAGATGTATATGAACTTTCTTTATTTTCTGCTCCTAATAGTTGAGATGTACACCGAGAGGTAACAAGATTAAATACTGGTCATGTAGCAAAATGAACTATTACCAACTCATGAGCAACAGTGCTACCAACTAATACTACACTTATATGACCACGATGATATAGAACTAATAATGCTACAGCTCTTGCAGTCGCTATAGATATTATGAGTGCATATATAGAAACAGACTTTTAGTTACTAATATAATATAATGGACGAAAGTATAAAATATCAAACCATATCAGAATTCAAAGATTTAGAAGCTCTTGCTTATGCAAAGAGACTAGAATATTTGACAATAGATATACTCCCTGAATGTGAGTTTAAAAGATTAAAATTAGAGAAATTAGCACAAGAAGAACAAGCTCTTATGTTACAATTTAACAATTTAATGACTGAATTATTGGTTAATTATTGAGAAGATGTTTTACAACTACTAATCTAATGTCTAGCTTCACAAAACACACAGCAATATACCCAAGTGATGAAATAGGTATTTGGGTAAATGCAGAACCATTTAGGTATTATGTAGGAGAAAAGGGAAGTTCTGACTATATTGATGTACCTGCTTGATATAGGTTCGATGGGACAAGTATTCCAAACTTATTGATATGATTAGTGTGATTCTTCTTTTGAATATTTTATAGTCCATGGTTCTTTTTGCTTTTATTGATAGCAATATTGATTCAAAAAGTAGAGACTGACACAATAACAATCGCTTGTTTGCATGATTTTATTTACACTCATAGGAGGGAATACGGGCTTATAAAATCAGATATTATATTCTTAGAAAGTCTTTTAGTTTACAATATGCCGAGACTAGCAGAACAAAAGGAATATCTAAAAATAATATTGTATACTATAAAATATTCTTTAATGTATGCTTGACTATTTATGTTCAGTTTGGTAGTATGGTATAAATTAGAAAAAAGAATAAAAGCTTTATTCGGTAAGTAAATAAGGATGGGCTGATACCCTATACGGGCATGACGAATACGTACAACAGAGTAGTAAAAGGTATTATTTTAAAAGAAAGTATAAGGTATCGTTTTATTTAGTTAGAGAATAGCATGAGAGAAAATATAGATAAATTTGATAATGTATTACTACCGATACTATTCTCCACACTAGGGATAATGATACGTATGCTGCATGATCAATATGA